GCGCAAACCCGGCGCCCCCGGCGCACCAACGGCCAAAGACTTCAAGCAATCGGCTAAAACGGCTAAAAAGGGGAAGTAACATGCCACTGGTTAAGTCGAAATCGGAAAAAGCATTCCGAGAAAACGTCAAAGCCGAGGTAAAATCGGGCAAACCGGTCAAACAGGCCGTGGCAATTGCGTATGCAACCAAGCGCGCAGCGTCAAAACCCGCGAAAAAGATGAAATAAATGGACTATACCGGCATAAATAAGGCAGCAAAAGTCGCCAATATCGGTGGAAACCCACCGCCCGACGACATCAAGAAAGACACGCAAGACGTACTTGCGACCATGCGAAAACGGCTGGATATGGCCATTTCTGCGCTGTCTGAGAGCCGGGAAGATGAGCTGGACGACCTGCGGTTTTATGCCGGCTCACCAGACAACCACTGGCAATGGCCAGCGGATGTGCTGTCAACCCGTGGTGCAGTGCAAGGTCAAACAATCAACGCCCGGCCTACACTAACGATCAACAAGCTGCCGCAACACGTAAGACAGGTCACCAATGACCAAAGACAAAACCGTCCGAGCGGCAAAGTTATACCCGCTGACGACAACGCCGATCCAGAAGTCGCCGAAATCTACAACGGCATGGTCAGGCACATCGAGTACATCTCAGACGCCGACGTTGCCTACGACACCGCCTGCGAGAACCAAGTCGCTTACGGCGAAGGTTACATCCGAATCCTGACCGAGTATTGCAACGACGACTCGTTCGACCAAGACATCAAGATCGCGCGCATTCGCAATAGCTTCTCCGTCTACATGGATCCAACGATCCAAGACCCGTGCGGGGCAGACGCCAAGTGGTGCTTCGTCACCGAAGACCTGCAACGCGCCGAGTACGAACGCATGTTCCCTGACGCCAGTCCGATTTCTAGCCTGCAGTCGCAGGGTGTGGGCGACCAGTCGATCTCTGTCTGGATCAACCAGGATACAGTGCGCATCGCCGAGTATTACTACGTCGAATACGACAAAGCCACGCTGCACCTGTACCCTGGCAACGTGACGGCTTTCGAGGGTTCGCCCGAAGCCAAGCAAATGAAGCAGATGGGCATCAAGCCGGTTCGCACCCGTGAGGTCAACGCCAAGCGGGTTAAATGGTGCAAGACCAACGGTTACGAGATGCTCGAAGAGCAAGAGTGGGCAGGTCGGTTTATCCCTATTGTACGCGTCATCGGTAACGAGTTTGAGGTAGACGGCAAGCTGTACGTCTCAGGGTTGGTGCGTAATGCCAAGGATGCGCAGCGCATGTACAACTACTGGACGAGCCAAGAGGCTGAGATGCTGGCTCTGGCGCCCAAAGCGCCGTTCATTGGCTACGGTGGTCAGTTTGAAGGTTACGAGCTGCAGTGGAAGACGGCCAACACGCAGAACTGGCCGTACCTAGAAGTTAATCCGGACGTGACTGATGGCTCGGGTGCTGTACTGCCGCTGCCACAGCGGGCTGCACCGCCCCTGCCACAGACAGGCTTGATTCAAGCCAAGATGGGCGCGTCAGACGACATCAAGTCCACCACCGGCCAGTACGACACCAGTCTGGGAGCGACATCCAATGAGCGTTCGGGCAAGGCAATTATGGCGCGCGAGCGTCAGTCTGATACTGGCACTTATCATTACGTGGACAATCTGGCACGCGCTGTTAGGTACGTAACGCGCCAGTTGGTTGACCTGATACCGAAGATTTACGACACCCAGCGTGTGGCTCGCGTTATTGGTTTGGATGGCGAGACTGACATGGTCAAGTTGAACCCCATGCAGCCAGAACCTGTGCGTGAGATTCGTGACCAGAACAACCCCGACATCGTCATCGACAAGATTTACAACCCCAACGTTGGTAAGTACGACGTGGTGGTCACCACCGGCCCGTCCTACCTGACCAAGCGTCAGGAAGCACTAGACGCAATGGGCATGATCCTGCAATCCAACCCGCAGCTCTGGCAAGTGGCCGGCGACCTGTTCATCAAGAACATGGACTGGCCTGGCGCGCAGGAGATGGCGGCTCGGTTTGCCAAGATCATCGACCCCAAGATCATGCAAGACAGCGACGACTCGCCCGAGATGCAACAGGCCAAACAGCAGATGGAAGCGATGGGCCAAGAGCTGGATCAGCTGCATCAGATGCTGCAAAACGTCGGCAAGTCGGTCGAGGTGCAGGATATGGAGCGCAAGAACTTTGAGGCCGAGATCAAGGCGTACCAAGCCGAGACGCAACGGCTTACCGCTGTCTCTGGCGCCATGAACCCCGAGCAGGTGCAAGAGGTCGTCATGCAAACGCTGCGCGACGTGATGACTGCCGGCGACTTGGTTATGGAAGGCAACGGCATGGAAATGCCAGGCCAAATGCCGATGGGTGAACAACCACCGATGGGCGGCCAGCCACCAATGGGTCAAGAAATGCAGCAAATGCCGCCAGAAATGGGTATGATGCCGCCAAGTGGGGCTGAAATGCCGCCTGAGATGATGAATATGCCGCCGCAGGAGCCGCAATTATGAAGTGCGCAGATTTCGTAGGAATGCTGTTTTTGGCGCGGGATGTCACCCATTCGGTGCATCTGAACACCCGCAGCTATGCAAAACACAAGGCGCTGCAAAAGTTTTACGACGGCGTCATTGATCTGGCCGACACGTTTGCTGAAGCCTATCAGGGTAAGTACGGTCTGATTGGCCCGATCTCGCTGCATTCGGCCAAAAAGACTACCAACGTGGTGGAGTTTTTGGAAGACCAGCTGGAAGAAATACATTCCGTGCGCTACAAGGTTGTCGATAAGGATTGCACGGCAATCCACAACATCATCGACGAGATTGAGTCGCTGTATATGTCAACGTTGTACAAACTGAAATATCTTGCTTGAGGTAAAACATGGCAAATTACACCTACATCACGGCTTCGGCCAACATTAAACCAATGGCTGGCAAGCTAAAGGGTATCTTTGTCAGTTCGGCTTCTAGTACACCGACCATCACGGTTTACGATTCGCCTGCAGCAACCACAACCACTACTATCTTGGGTACGTTTACGCCCGTTGGCGCAACGTCGTACCTGCTGCCGCTTGACGGCGCGTATGCCAAAAACGGCATTTATGTAGCAATTAGCGGAACAGTTGCTGCAACAGTAATTTACGAGTAATCTTGCTGTAAACCGAACTGACGCGGTACGTCAGGGATTCATTAGGAATCGACAATGTCTGAAGAAACAAGCAATCAGTTAGCGGATTCACCCGCGCCAGAGCAGGCATCGACGGCAGAACCTGTAGCTGTAGAAACATCCGCGCCGGAGAATGAACAGTCTAACGAGCAGCAGTCTAAGACCTTCACACAAGAAGAGCTTGACGCTATCGTAGGCAAAAGGCTTGCAAGAGAGCAACGTAAGTGGGAACGCGAGCAGACTCGTAGGGCACAACCAGCACCTACAGCTGCAGAGTTACCGCCAGTCGAAAATTTTGATTCTGTCGATGCCTACGCTGATGCACTAGCGGAACGCAAAGCAGAAGAATTGTTGGCTCGTCGGGAACTTGAGCGGCAACAGATGGATTTTCTTGATGCGTATCACGATCGGGAAGAGGACGCGCGGACTAAGTATGACGACTTTGAACAAGTCGCCTACAACCCCAAGCTGCCTATTTCGAACGCGATGGCTGAGACAATCCAAGCATCGGATATTGGCCCTGATATTGCGTATTACTTGGGCTCAAATCCGAAAGAAGCCGCCCGCATTGCCGCACTGAAGTCGCCCATATTACAGGCCAAAGAAATTGGCAAGATTGAAGCCAAAATGGCTTCTGAGCCAATTTTAAGAAAAACGACAAGCGCACCACCACCCATCGCGCCTATATCAGGCAGAGGCTCTGGAGCGCCGTCTTATGACACGACTGACCCACGTTCTATCAAGAACATGACTACGTCAGAGTGGATTGAGGCGGATCGCCAGCGTCAGATGAAGAAGTGGGAAGCCCAACGTAACCGCTAACTTTTTAGGAACTAAATATCATGGCAAACTCGATTCTTACCATCGACATGATTACCCGTAAGGCTCTCGAAATCCTCGAGAACAACCTGGTAATCACTCGTAACGTTAACCGTCAGTACGACGACTCTTTCGCCGTTGAAGGCGCAAAAATTGGCTCGACTCTGCGTATTCGTTTACCAGACCGCGCTCTGGTGACCGACGGCGCCGCCCTGCAAGTTCAGGACGACAACGAACAGTTCACCAC